GAACTGGCATGGCGAGCGTTTGACGCACCGACAAAGCCAGTTGATCAAGAGCCGACCGCCGAGAAGGCGCTAGTCGTCTTGCTGGTTATCACCTTGCTGCTGGTCGCCGCATGGCTGGAGGGAAGCTGGATATGACCTCTGCCCGTCTCAGTACGGTTTCATCGAAACACCCCAAGGAGGAATCATGAGCGAGAAGAAAGACCTACCGGACAGCCCGGTGAAGATAGACAGCCTCGAGATGGAGAACGTAAAGCGCGTCCGCGCGGTGGAGCTTACCCCCACAAAAGATGGCCTCACGGTCATAGGGGGCCGCAACCGGCAGGGAAAGACGAGCGTCTTGGACGCTATAGCGTGGGCCCTGGGCGGCGACAGGTTCCGCCCGGACAAGCCGAACAGGGACGGGGCGGCGACCCCCGCCAAGCTACACGTAGAGCTAACAAACGGGCTGGTAATTGAGCGCAGCGGCAACAAGGGATCTCTCAAGGTCACAGATCCCACAGGCAGGCGTGCGGGCCAGACGCTCGTGAACGACTTCGTGAGCGCGCTTGCCCTTGACCTGCCGAAGTTTTTATCAGGCACCGACAAGGAGCGCGCCGAGACGCTGCTTCAGGTCATAGGCGTGGGCGACAGACTCACGGACATAGACAACCGCCTCAGCCGTGCCTATGAGGAGCGTCACACCTTAGGCCAGGTCCTTGTCCGCAAGCAGAAGGTCGCTGAAGACATGGTCCATCACGACGACGCCCCCGAGGAGCCGGTCTCTGTGGCCGAGCTTGTGGCCGAGCAGCAGGGGATTCTCGGGCGCAACGGCATGAACAGAGAGAAGCGTATGCATGCCAAGGAGCTCGCCACGAAGGCTGAGATCGCCTATCAGGCCGTTGAGCATCAGCGCGAGGTCGCGGCAGATATAAAGCGCCAGCTCGCTGAGGCAAACGCCAGGATATCAGAGCTCGTGGCGGCAGCTGCAGACGCGCAAGCCGAAGCGAGGAATGCCAAGCGCAGCGCATCCGAGCTCACAGACGAGTCCACCGCCGAGGTGGAGGCGTCAATCGCCTCCATCGAGGCGACAAACGAGCTCGTGCGTGAAAACCAGGCCAAGGCTGCAGCCCAGGCTGAGGCGGACCAGCTAAAGAGCGAGTATGAGGCCCTGAATGAGGAGGTCGACGGAATCCGCTCCGAGCGACTTGAGCTCCTCAAGGGTGCAGATCTTCCGCTTAGCGGTCTTTCCGTCTCCGAGGATGGGGCGCTCACCTATGAAGGCTCGGCGTGGTCAGACATGTCAGGGGCCGACCAGCTCAAGGTTGCCACCGCCATCGTGCACCGCGTGCAGCCCTCGTGCGGCTTCGTGCTCGTGGATAAGTTAGAGCAGATGGACCCTGAGACGCTTGCAGAATTCGGGGCGTGGTGCCAGTCGGAGAAGCTCCAGGTCATAGGAACCCGCGTCGCCACCGACGACACCTGCAGCGTGGTCATTGAAGACGGCCGCGTGGCGACGCAGAAGTTCGAGGAGGCGGCTGCTCCTGCGGCCAAGACAGCTGCAGCTGAGACGCTTAAGAGTGCAGCGAAACCAACCACATACATGGACAGTCAGGTATTCGCCTCGGCAACTGACTACGGGGAGGAATTTTAGATGGGAAGCTATAAGCTTACATGCGGGGTGCAGAAGCGCCCCTTGAAAGTGCTCATCTACGGGCATGAGGGCATAGGAAAGTCGACAATGGCCGCTGGACTCCCGAGTCCGGTGTTCATCGACATCGAAGCCGGCACCGACCAGCTACCTGTGGCGAGGCTTCCCCGTCCGACATCATGGGCGATGCTTCTGGACGAGGTGCGCTCGGTACGGGACGGGCAGGTTCCATGCTCGACGATCGTCATCGACACGGCGGATGCCGCCGAGCGCCTATGCATCGAGGCGGTCTGTGCCAAGAAAGACTACGAGAGCATCGAGAGCCCTGGCTACGGTCGTGGCTACACAGAGGTGAAAGACGAGTTCGCCCACTTGCTCGACCTACTCTCAGAGGTCATAGAACATGGCATCAACGCAACGCTTCTGTGCCACGCCATTCTCTCAAAGCTCGAGCGCCCCGACGAGTCGAGCAGCTACGACCGATGGAGCCTGAAGCTCATCGACTCGAAGCGCACCTCCATCGCGGCCCTGTGCAAGGAGTGGGCCGACATGGTCTTGTTCCTTGACTACGACATCATCGTCACCGTCAACAAGGACAAGAAGGCCAAGGCCACGGGTGGCAAGAGGGTCATCAAGACCACGCACGCCGCTACCTACGACGCGAAGAACCGTTTCGGGCTCCCCGACGAGATGGCCCTTGATGATGCCAGCGTGGCCAAGATCGCATCCCTCATGACCAATGGCCTTTCCACTGACGGACCCGGAGGGGGTGGCGGGCATGGTACCACAGACCAAGCGGTCGCCATCAAGGACAACGCGTGCACCAGATCCCCCTCCTGTCCTGAGCATCTCAAGCCCCTCGTAGACCTCATGGCCACCGACAACGTCAAGGGTGCGGAGCTCAGGCATGTGGTCGCCCAGCGCGGCGACTTCCCCGAGTCCTGCAAGATCAGGGACTATAAGCCGGACTACGTGGCCTTCCTCATAGCCCAGTGGCCGGGCGTCCTCAGAAAGATCAAGGCGAACCGTGTGGCTGCCGAGGCTGCGATACCTGACAGCGAGATCCCGTTTGACACGCACGAGCCGACTAACGAATAAGGAGATATAGAACATGTCAGACATCAACACAAACGAAGCCCTGGGATGGGACGACGAGGCGACCGTCGAAAGCTCGAACTACACGCTCCTTGTGCCGGGCACCTATTCCTATAGCGTCTCAAGCTTTCAGAGGGCGAACTTCGACGGGAGTGACAAGATGGCGCCCTGCCCCGAGGCAGACCTCACTCTTACCTGCTCAAACGCAGAGGGCGCGCGCTCTGACGTTAAGGTGCGCCTGTTTCTCAACCGCAGGCAGATGTGGAAGATCACCCAGTTCTTCAAGAGCTGCGGGCTTCTCGACGCGGAGCTCGCCGACGGGACGAGCTATGCCATGGGACCCCTCTGGAAGCAGGTCCTCGGCCGCACAGGGCAGGTCGAGATAGGAAACCGCACCTACCAGGACAAGACCTACAACGACGTCAAGTCGTTCGTGGTCCCGGAAAAAAGCGCAAGCAAGTATGGGGAGGGCTTCTGAAGATGCCTCCCACTACTCTCAGACCATATCAGGTCGAGGCTGTGGACGCTGTCGAGCACGAGTGGGCATCCGGCAACCGCCGAACCCTGCTCGTGCAGGCCACGGGCACAGGCAAGACCATCGTCATGGCAGAACTCGCCCGCCGTGTCGCCGCCCGTGGAGGCAGGACCCTCCTGCTGGCTCACAGAGGCGAGCTTCTGTCCCAGGCCGCCGACAAAATCGAAAGATTCACGGGGCTTGCATGCGCCGTCGAGAAGGCAGAGCAGACCTGTCTCGGAACATGGAACTCTGTCACCGTGGGATCTGTCCAGACCCTCATGCGGGACTCCCGCCTCGACGCTCTGGCGCCTAACCGCTTCGACTGTGTGATGGTCGACGAGGCGCATCACGCGCTTGCCGACGGCTACGTGAAGGTGCTTGAGCACTTTGATAGCGCAAACGTCTTGGGTGTGACGGCGACGCCTGACAGAAGCGATCAGCGTGACCTGGGCGAGGTCTTCGACTCTCTCGCCTATGAGTATGGGCTTGCCAAGGCTGTAAAGGACGGATGGCTCTGTCCCATCGAAGCCCAGATGCTTCCCGTGACGCTTGACGTCTCGGGAGTCTCGATCCAGGCAGGGGACTACTCGGCGGGACAGCTCGGAGACGCCCTCGACCCCTATCTTGACGCGATCGCGGATGCGATGGCCGACGAGGGGCTCAAGGACCACAGGACTGTGGTCTTCCTGCCGCTGGTGCGCACCGCAAAGGCATTCCGCGATCGGCTGTGCGAGCGAGGGTTCCAGGCGGCCGAGGTCGACGGGCAGAGCGATGACAGGGATGAGGTCCTGTCCGACTTCGATTCTGGCCGCTACAACATCTTATGCAACAGCATGCTTCTCACTGAGGGGTGGGACTGCCCGGCAGTCGACTGCGTCGTCGTGCTCAGGCCGACTAAGTCGAGGAGCCTCTATTGCCTCGACGAGAAGACGGAGGTCCTCACGCGAGACGGGTGGAAAAGAGACGTTGAGGTCGGAGAATACGTTCTCGCGTTCGACATCGCTTCCGGCGAGACGAGGTTTGTGCCTGCCCTTGAAAAGGTTCGTCGTCCTCTCGATCAAGACGAGTTCTTCTGCTCCATTAAGGGACAGTCCTCTGACATAAGGGTTACCAATCACCACCGAATGGTTTACGACAACAAAAGGCGTCTCGGCTGGAAGGTCAAAGAAGCTCAGGATCTTGCTGACATGAGGGATGGAGCTTACATCCCCGTGTGCGGCAACGGGAAGTTTGCGGGAATCCCGTTAAGCGATTCAGAACTCACCTTTATCGGATGGGTCATGACAGACGGGAGCATCAACAAGAAGAACGGTCAAATAACCATAACCCAGGGCGAGCAGCAGACAGATTACTGCGAAGAGATAGAGCGTTGCATCAGGGAATGCGGATTCAAGTTCGGGAGGTCCGTATCAAAGCGTACGGATATCCATTGGAATGCTCATGGAGATGTCGTCCGATGGACCATCTCTAGGGGAGCGCCGCGCGGCCGCGACAAGGATAAGACTGGTTGGGGGCGTCTCGAACCTTGGATCTCGAAAGATCTGAGCCCCAATCTCTTCGACATGACAGAGCGCCAGTTCGCTGTGATGCTCGAGGCAATTTATCACGGTGACGGAAACAAGCACTTCAAGACAAGCTATCACATCGGGAAAGGCAATAGGGCATTCATCGAGCGTCTTCAGGCCATGGCCGTGCAGCGCGGGTATCGAGCGAGTATCAGCGTCGAAAAAACTAACGAGGTCAGGCATTGCGACCTCTGGATGATTCATATCAAGAAGCAAAGATTTGTCAAGGTCGGTTCTACATCTGGCAAACATGCCAAGTGGATCAAAGAACCGCATACGAACGAGAGCTGCTGGTGCGTTCAGAACGAGCTCGGAACGCTCATCACACGGCGCAACGGCAAAGTGGCTGTTCTAGGAAATTGTCAAATGATCGGTCGTGGGACCCGCCTGTCCCCCGAGACCGGCAAGGACCACCTGCTCCTTCTTGACTTCTTGTGGCTTACCGGACGCCATGAGCTGTGCAGGCCAGCGTCACTCGTCGCGCGCAGGACTGAGGTCGCCGATCGCATGACCGAGATAGTGGCCGATGGAGGTGGACCCGTGGACCTCGAGGAGTGTGAGGAGGCCGCTGAAACCGACGTGCAGGTGGCACGCGAGGAGGCCTTGGCCAAGCACCTCCACGAACTCAGACACCGCAAGGCGAGGCTGGTCGACCCGCTGCAGTTCGAGATGAGCATTTGTGACCGCGACCTGCAAGACTATGTTCCCACATTCGCCTGGCAGCAGCAAAAGCCCTCTGAGGCCCAGGCGCACGCCCTCGAGGCGTGGGGCATCGACCCTGACGTGATGGATGCCGGCAAGGCGTCGCTCATGCTCGACCGCCTGTCCAAGAGGAGAGACGCCGGCATGGCCACGCCAAAGCAGGTGCGGATGCTCGAGCGCAAGGGGTTCAGACATCCCGGAACGTGGACATTCGATCAGGCATCAGACATGATGGGCCGCCTTGCGCAGAACAGGTGGCGCGTGCCGTTCGGGATCACGCCGGCGACATATGTACCGCAAGAAGAGGTGGCTAAGGAGGCAATCTCATGAAAGGAGACCACTCAGACCTCGCACAGGCTCTGAACTATATCGACCCTGCCACTCTTGACTATCAGGAATGGATAGATGTCGGTATGGCCCTAAACGAGAGCGGTCTTTCCTGCAGCCTATGGGATACATGGAGCTCTAAGGATGCAAAACGCTACCATCCAGGTGAGTGCGCTAGGAAATGGGACGGATTCGGCAACGGGGCCACAAAGGTGACATCCGGTACGATCGTCGCCATGGCGCGGGCCAGGGGATGGGAGACGCATTACGCATCCGCAGAGCCAGATGAGGCTCTGGGATGGGACGACACAGTCCAGGCGGTATCTCCCGCATGGGCAGATGATGTCCCGGTGGATGACGCCGACGAGGGTCCGTGGGACCAGGCGGGTCAGATATCGGACTACCTGGCATCGCTTTTTGACGATGACGACCATGTGGGGATCGTCACCCGGGCATGGCAAAGAGACGGAAGGTGGCTGCCGCAGAAGGGCACATGGTCAAAGACCGCAGGGCAGCTCCGCCAGGAGCTCGCCAAGTGCGCGGGCGATGTGGGTAAGGTCGTTGGGGACTGGCCGAAGGAGGCGGGCGCCTGGGTGCGCATTAATCCGCTTGACGGCAAAGGCTGCGGCAACTCGAACGTCACTGAGTACCGCTACTCCCTCGTTGAGAGCGACGAGGTGCCCATCGAGCGCCAGCGCGGGATGATCGAGGCCATGAACCTGCCCTGCGCGGCCATCGTGAGCTCAGGCAACAAGAGTGTGCACGCCGTCGTCAAGGTGGATGCGGGCACAGACTACGACCTGTACCGCAAGAGGGTCGAGAAGCTCTACCAGTACTGTGCAGGCCACGGGTTTGCGCCTGACACCCAGAACAAGAACCCAAGCCGCCTCTCGAGGCTTCCGGGGGTGACCCGCAACGGGCGCAGGCAGATGCTGCTTGCGACGTCGTGCGGGGCCGGTAGCTGGACGGAATGGGAAGACTGGGTGGCGGAGACCGAAGACGACCTGCCGGACACGATATCACTCGCCGACAAGATCGGGAACCCCGACCCGCTAGCAACGCCTCTCATAGGAACCGAGGAGGCCGGTATCCTCCGGCATGGCCACAAGATGCTTGTGGCGGGACCTTCCAAAGCGGGAAAGTCGATGCTGCTCATGGAGCTCGCCACCGCCATAGCAAGCGGAGGCAGATGGGTCGGCTATCCGTGCGCCAAAGGGCGAGTCCTCTATGTAAACCTTGAGATAGACCCCGCGAGCTGTGTCATGCGCTTCAAGGAGATCGCAGACGACCGGCACATCGACGCGCCCGGATGGACGTCGAACGTCGACCTGTGGAATCTGAGAGGACATGCCGTCCCCATGGACGAGCTCACGCCCCGACTCATCCACAGGGCACGCGGCAGAGACTACGCGGCCGTGATCATCGATCCGATTTACAAGGTCATCACAGGGGACGAAAACAGCGCCTCGGAGATGGCGGCGTTCTGCAACCAGTTCGACAAGGTCTGCGCGGCGCTCGGAACGGCGGTCATCTATTGCCACCACCACAGCAAGGGCGCCCAAGGCAGTAAGCGCTCCATGGACCGCGCGAGCGGCTCGGGGGTGTTCGCACGCGACCCTGATGCGATGCTCGACATTGCCCCGATAGAGCTCCCCGATAAGAGGGCCTCAGAGCTCGACGGCACAACCTGCTGGCGGGTGAGCGCGACCCTTCGCGAGTTCGCGACGCCGAAGCCGATAGACCTCTTCTTCCGTTACCCGGTGCACATCCCGGACACGCAAGGCGAACTTGCCAGATACAAGGTCGAGGGTGAGGACCCGTACCTGAAGCAGTCTGAGCAGAGAAAGAAGGCACGGGCCGATCAGGTCATGGCCGACCAGGAAACAAAGATCGCCCTTGTGCGCGCGGCCATCGAGGAGTGCTCCCGCGCGGGCCACAGGCCGACGAGGAGGAACATCCTCGAACAGATCGGGGAGTTCAACGGAAGAGCCGTCACAGACGGGCAACTTAAGCGATGGACGGACAGCGGAAGGTCGAAATGGACCGTGTTCTCACTTGAAGAAAGCAATGACGGAGGAGATCCGATCATTGTTGAGAAGAGTGATAAAAATGAATAAAACTAATATGTTTTTGCATAATCTTTACCCGTTCGGTTCTGTACGGATTAAGAACCGAACGACCCCGTTCGATTCTGCAGTATCAACCGAACGACCCCGTTCGTTCGATACCTTACTACGTAAGGGGAATCGAACGCCTGCCCGCTAGGGGTCGCGCTAGGCACGTCCGTGCGAAAAGCACGCACGGACTTGCGTGCATAGCCGCAGCCGCACGACACCCGCACGGGCTAAACGGAAACCAGACCAGGAAAAGACCAAAACCAGGAGGAGACGGACATGAGAATCAACACCAAGGCAAGCTTCGACAAGATGACGGTACAGCAGGGAAAGACCACCTTGCAGTTCGTGCTTGACCAGGCCGAGCAGGGCCGTATCCCTGACCTCTCGCAGATGACTGGCAAAACGGTGCTCCTCGATGTGGAGTCAGAGCAGACCACGATCTTCGACATGGACACACCTGGAGGTGAGGAGTAATGGGGCGCGCCGTAGAGGCGTTCCTTCCCATGGTGCCGCCGAAGGTCACCCATAACGCTTTGGAGATCCACAAGGGCCGGGGAGGGCGCGTCAGCATCGGCAAGTCCTCAGAACTGAGGGAGGCTGAGGTCTCCCTCTGGACGCGAGCGGTGAAGGTGGCACCGTCCGAGCCTTTGCAAGGTGCCTTGAGGCTGCAGATACGCTTCTGCTGGCCGTGCGGGGCCAGGCATGCATCCGGTGAGCCGATGTGTGACAAACCGGATGCGGACAACCTCGTAAAGACCTTCCAGGATGTGCTGGCACGGGCAAAGATCATCACCGACGACAAGGATGTGGTCGACCTCTCGGTGGCCAAGGCATGGGCGGACCCGGCGGGGATCTGGTTTCGCGTCGAGGAGATCGGAGGCAGACGGTGAGCGCCTATAGCGCCGATGATCCTGCGATCCTCGTAAGCCGCGGCCCGTCATGCGGCGGCTGCGCGGACAGCGCCGAGACGTTTCTGCTCCGCGTCCAGTCAGACGTGAGACGGCTGGCAGATGACAGGGCACGCCTCATGGCGCTGGGCAAGTGGCCCGATGGCATGCCGCGCTCAGGCTCGGCAGATGACCTTTCCGGCATGGCTGACGTTCTCGACAGGCAGCTGCTCGTGGGGGAGGAGGTGTCCCGCGCACGCTACTACTGCCGAACGGTGGATGCCGAGAACCCCAGGCATAAGTGGGGACGCATCCTGGAGTGCTACTACGTCGACGATATGAGCATTAAGAAGACGGCTACGATCGTGGGATATTCTGAGATATGGATTAAACAGGAAAAACGAGTGGGGCTTGATGTGATGACTGAAAGGTTCTTCTCTCCACGGGCTTAAAGAACATACCAGAACATACCAAAACATACTTCAACATCGTGAATTTTGCTGATATACCTAGGCTGTCGTAATTTGGATGGAAGAACCAAAGGCCCGCGTCTCCTCGGAGGTGCGGGCCTTCTCATGTCGGGAGGCCACCATGCAGCATGCAAGCGCACGACCCACCCCGCTCATGGTCACCGTTGAGCAGATGCTTGCGTCCAAGGCGAAAAACACGCCGCGCAGGTCTCCTGAGCGGTGTGTGCTGAGGGCGCTCAGGAGGATGAGACATGAGTAGTAGGCGTACGAGCACACGCCGATTCAAGGCGGATGCCAAGGCGTTTTTCGAAGAGGGCAGAGCGCTCGATGCCAAAGGAGACCCGGCGGCAGACTGCTGGATCTGTCATGGTCGCATCGACTACTCGGTACCGCCGGGAACTACCGACGACAGCCACGAGCTCGACCACTACTACCCGGTCTCACGTTTCCCCGAGCTGCAGGACGATCCGGCGGGCTGGCGACATGCACACCGCAAGTGCAACCGCGAGCGTGGAGACGGCACGAGACATAACGCATCACTCGGAGACATGGCCCCCGATTGGTGGTAGCTACCTATCCTCCACGCAGGCTTGGGGGTAGGGGCGTTCATATTTCAAAATTGATTACGGGCGGCCTACCTCCCGCACGGCCTTTGGTCCGCTCCCCCCGTAAATTCCCCTAGGCGGGGTCGCGCGGGAGACGTTTCTGAACACGAAGGAGGGAAGATGGCGGAATTTGAAACTAAGACGTGTCGTGAAGCCTTAGAGGAGTCGATCAAAACCGCGCGCCTTCCCAAGAGGCTGTCTGCGACAGTTGCCGCAGCTCGTGTTCTCGCCGACAGGATCGACGAGATAGCTCCGATGGGGTTCGTAGATAAATCAGGGAAGCTTGATAACGTGTCTGTCCCGACATACCTGCGCTATCTCTCGGCGCTTGGCCTTACCGCCGAGCCTAAGCCCAAGAAGCCAGGGCCCAAGCCGAAGGGGGCTGACCAGCTAGCCGGCTTCATGTCAGACCATGGCATCGGGTGAGGCCGCGCACGGCTCGGCCGAGCCTCGCATTTTCTCAAGGCCGCTCAGAAAGCTCACACCCGAGACCTCACTTGGCTACGAGGTCATAGATTTTTCATCTGATGTTCTAAACTTGTCGCTGTTCCCCTGGCAAAAATGGCTCTTAATCCATGCGCTTGAGCTGCGTGCAGACGGAAGCTATAGATTCCGGCGAATTGTAGTGATGGTAGCCAGGCAGAACGGTAAGACCACTCTCATGGGAGTTCTCGCCGCCTGGTGGCTTGCAATTGATTCCAGGCGGCATCCCGACAAGGTGCCTGAATTTAAATTTAAAATTGTTGGAATCGCTCAGAATCTAGATATTGCCCGCGAGCCATGGGAACAGGTCAAGTTGTGGTGCAACCCCAACCCGGCTAATGATGCAGACGCTGCCCTCGCCATACCGGCGCTCAGAGATCATGCGCTAAAAGTCGTTGATGCCCATGGACAAGAGGCAATCTATGAGGACAACCGGGCTCATTACGAGATCAGAGCGGATGCACGAGGCAAGCCGGCCACCCGGGTGATCCTGGACGAGATTCGCGAGCAGCATGACTGGAAGGTGTGGAATGCCGTATCACAGACGACCAAGAGCTTCTGGTCGGGGCAGATGTGGGCGATATCAAACGCCGGAGATGCTCGTTCCGTTGTGCTCAAAAAGGAGCGCGAGATCGGCATCGAGCAAGTAAAGCTTCAGTCGGGGGGAAAGCACTTCGACACGTCCCTTGGCCTTTTCGAGTGGAGCGCACCAGATGGGTGCGCCCTTGATGATGTAGGGGCGATCCTCCGGGCCAACCCCTCCATCGGATATGGCGGGATAACCGTCGCCGACTGCATATCAGACTCGAAGACGATGCAGGAGGCGGGGTATCGCACCGAGGTCTTATGCCAGTGGGTGACCGCTAAGGTAGACAGCTACATCAACCCGGCAGACTGGCGCGCCTGCGAGGTGTCGCCTTTTGCCGTGGAGATATCGCACGGGCAGCGCACGGTATGGGGTGTCGACGTCTCGCATGATCGCTCGGTGAGCAGTGTTGCCGCGGCGACCACGGATGCCTCAGGCCACACCTTCGTCGAGGTCCGCGAGCTCAGGCCGGGGATGCTATGGGTGCCTGACTTCCTCTCGGAGCTTGCCGAGGAAAGCGGGAGCCGTGAGGTGGCGTTGCAGTCAAAAGGCTGTGCGTCGATGGAGTTCATAGACCCTCTGACTGAGCGCGGCTTGGATGTAATAGGGGTTGACGGCAGCCATATCGGCATCGCGACGGGACGCTTCCGCGACCGTGTGAGAGACCGCTCGCTCATACACGTTGCCCAGCCGGCAGTAGATGAGGCTGTGTCTGCCGGCGTCGTGAAGACCGTCGCCGAAAACGTCGCCTGGGACCGTCGACGCTCCATCGCCGACATATCTGGACTTGTCGCCGAGACCGTGGCGCTCTACGGCCTCGAGACGCATGTTGATGAGACCCCATCGTCTGCCTACGACGACGGGCACGGGCTTCTCATGGCCTAGGAGGTCATATGAAACTTTGGATCAGGCCGGGGCGGGATGTCACAGTCTCGCTTACAGACGGCTCGGCAATAAACGGCAAGACGAGATTCGCGCTTCCCGGAAAGCTCAAGCTCTCCGGTGTTGTTGTCGGCCCTGCCGAGGTGGCGGGCGTCGTTATCATCCCTCACGACAAGGTGCTGACGGTGCAGGTGATGCCATGATCACGCTCAAGACGGACTCGGGGGCCGTGACCATCGGTGACTCGTCAATTCCCGGCGTCAACACCCGCACGACATGGGGCATCGAGGTCAAGGACCCGCCGATACCTATATCAGCGCTCACAAGGACGGGCCCGGTAGATCCCCAGGCGATCTGGAAGACGCAGCCGAGCGTTCGCAAGGTCGTCGAGTTCGCGGCCAGAAACGTCGCATCCGTGCCATGGAAGGCCTACCTGAGGGTAAGCGATGATGACAGGCAGCGAGCCTCAGGCTCTCCTGCCGAGAAAGCCCTCAGGCATCCCCGTCCGCGCCTCACGCACTATCAGCTGATGTACCGGCTCACGGTGGACGCGATGCTCTATGACCGATGGTGCGTTGCGCTGCTCCCTGACGGGACACTACAGCGCATACCTCCGCGGGAGCTCGTGGTTGACAGCGACGGACTCGACAACGTTAGCCGCATAGGTGTGAGCCTTGCCGGCGGCGTCGTCGATATAACAGGCCTTCCCCTCGCACTCGGTGCGGGGTGGTCTGCATGGGACGGAGATGGCATATCACCTCTTGTGACCCTCGCATCGATCCTGCGCGAGCAGATGCACGCCGTCGAATGGAGAAATGCCCAGTGGGAACGAGCTCCGAAGATAACCGGGGTGCTAAAAAGGCCAGCTGACAGCACAGCTGGAAAATGGGACCCGAAGGACCGCGAGAGGTTCATGCGCGTCTGGCGGGAGTTTAGGGAAGGCCGGGCGGCAGGGACGCCGATCCTCGAGGATGGCATGGACTACGAGCAGATAGGCTCAACCGTCTCTCCGGCCGATGCCAAGGACATAGAGGGCAGGCAGCTCACCGACGTCGAGGTTTGCTCTTCCTTCCACATCCCGCCCGAGCTTGTGGGTGCGCGCCAGGGAACCTTCTCGAACATCGATGCCTTCCGCTCGATGCTCTTCGGGCCGACGCTAGGACCCCAGCTCACACAGTTCGAGGAGGCGTTCAACTCCGAGATCGTGCCTTCCTTAGACAGCACGGACGGCATCTATGCCGAGCTCGACCGCGAGGCGGCCATGAACGGCAGCTTCGCCGAGCAGGCGACCTATCTCCAGACGGCGGTGGGCGGGCCGTTCATGAGCCGCGCCGAGGCCAGGGGCCGTGTCAACCTGCCCCATGTCGACGGCACCGACGAGCTCATAGTCCCGCTTAACGTCATCGTAGGCGGACAGGCATCTCCCACCGACTCGGGAAGCCAAAACAGGAAGGACACATGGATATGATTCATGTGGTACAGGGGCCGCCGTGTGCGGGGAAATCGACGTATATAGAAAAACATGCACGAGATGGCGATATTCAAGTTGATTTTGACGCGCTAGCGAAAGCTTTTGGCAATAAAAAATCATACGTATACCCAAAAGCGATCAAGGATGTGACGTTTTCAGCACGAGCGTGCGCAATCAAAAGGTGCATCCGCCAAAATCACGAGGCATACATAATCGATTCGTCACCTTCAAAAGACCAGCTCAGCGAGTATGAGTCTGCTGGCGCAGAAATGATTGTTTTAGACCCGGGTATTGATACCTGCCTCGAAAGGTGCCGCAGCGAAAAAAGACCCGCTGGCACAGAAGACGTTATCCGGACGTGGTTTGCGTCTCACGAATCAAAGAGAAGAGGTCACATGAAGCAGGTCAGGAAGACCTTCAAGGCTGACATGGACGTCGGCGGCGAGGGAAAGTTCACAGCTCTCGTATCGACCTTCGGCACGCTCGACTCCCAGATGGAAGAGATAGAGCCGGGCGCCTTCACCGAGGGCCTCAAGGCCTTCAGCGACAAACAGCCCCTGCCGATACTCTGGGACCACCAATGGGATGACATATGGTCGCACATCGGCACTGCCACAGCAGAGCAAACCGAAGACGGCCTCATCGTCGAGGCGCAACTTGATATGGACAACCCCACAGCCAAGCAGGCCTACCGGCTTCTGTCCCAGGGCCGCGTCCATGAGTTCTCGATCGGGGGCTTCGAGCCGCCGGAATCGGCCACGACAGATGAAGATGGCATACGCCATGTGGAGCGCTTCGATCTGGCCGAGGTGTCCCTCACGCTCAAAGGGGCGAACCCAGACACGCAGCTCATCGACATAAAGTCCCGTGAGGCAGACGCCACAAAGGCCGGCCGTGTGCTCGCAGGGCATCACGTCAAGACCTTAAAGGACGTGAGCTCGGAGATGGCAGGCGTTAAGAAAACTCTCGACGATCTCATCGAAGAGGTCGATGACCAGCAAGACCCGTCAGATGGCGGGAGCAAAGAAAAGCCGGACGAATCCGGCAAGTCGATGTCGGCGCGAATCGCGGCGGCACGTATCGCTCTGGCCGCATCGGCCGGGAAGGAGCACTAATGAACAAGAAAGACCTGCTTTTCAAGAAGCTCGACCGCGCAGGAGAGCTTGCCGCCAAAGGCGAGGATCTCAGCGAGGAGGAGATCACCGAGGCCAACAAGCTGGCCGACGAGATAGCCTCTCTCAAGTCTGAGATCGCAGCCGCCGAGCAGACAGCCAAGAAGCTCTCCGGCCTTGCCAAAAAGGAGGAGCGCACAACCGTAGGCGACGGCGAGGCAAAAGGCACCCTCGGACAGCGTTTCGTCAAAAGCTCCGCCTATAAGGCCTTCCGGGAGGCCAACCCCCGCGGCGTCTCCAAGGGCACCCCGATAAACATCAGCGCAAAGTCAATCGGCGTGATAAGGACCAAGGCCGACCCTGCCCCTCTTAACACCTCAGCAAACGGAGACATCCTGCCGGTGCGCCTTCCCGGCATCGACGACCTCACCTATCGCCGCCCGACCACCTTGCTCGACCTCGTCACGCGTGGGACAGCAACGAGCGCGTCCTTGCAATATCGACAGCTGATCGCCATCACGGACAACGCCGGCATCGTCAGCGAGGCAAAGACAACTTCCGGCACCGACAAGGCAGGAGGCCTCAAGCCTCTCTCCACGCTTAGCACGCAGACCAAAAATGCCGTTGCGTTTACCTACGCGGACGGCATCGAGATCACAAACCAGGAGCTCGCCGATGACGGCGCGCTGGTGTCGCTCATCGACGGCATCCTGCGGCAGAACGTCGATCTTGAGACCGAGCGCGTTATCCTTGAGGGTGCAGGCACCGATGATGAGCCCGCAGGCATCCTGAACACGACCGGCGTCCTGGCACAGGCGTTCTCGACTGATGCTATCACCACGATCCGCAAGGCCAAGACCCTGCTCGCGACCACCTCCAACACGATTGCGCAGGCGGTTGTGCTCAACCCAGAAGATGACGAGGCGTTCGATCTCGCGCAGGACTCCAACAAGCGCTACTACGGAAACGGCCCCTTCGGAAGCGGGCCGTCCACCATCTGGGCAATCCCTCGCGTGACATCCCAGATCGTGCCTGTGGGCAAGGCGATCATGGGGGACTTCAGCCAGATACAGCTGCTCACGCTCGAGCCTATGAGCGTGCTCGCCTTCAACCAGCACAAGGACTACGCACAGCGCAACCTCACCTATCTGCGCGCTGAGTTCCGCGCCCTGCAGCTCATCCGCCAGCCCGCGAAGCTCGCCGTCGTGTCTCTGGCCTCCAGTTAGGAGTGGCCGTGGACATTCCAGAGATGATCGTGGTTAAAAACGTCCGTTACCGCAAGCCCGACGCCGAAAGGCTCGGGCTTGTTGCCTCTGTCGAGAAGGCAGGCTCAACGAAGCCAGCCGCAGGCGCTTCCGCGAAGCCGAAGAAAGCCACATCCACGAAATAGGAGAGGGGAGGGCACGTGGCGAAATATGATGACATAATCGGGGCCGCAGACACGATCGACCAAACATGGTGGATGAGGGCCGCGCAGGCGGCAGTGAGGCACTACTGCGGCTGGCACATCTCTCCGTCTGTCACCGAGATGATAACCGTCGACGGCTATGGCGGGCGCACGCTTGCCCTCCCGTCCAAGCATGTCACGGCCATAGCCTCTATTACCATTTCCGGCACCGACGTCATAGCCGACGCCGTCTGGTCTGAGGCCGGCACGGTAGTCCTCACGTCTGGCCTGTGGCCTGATCTGCCAGGGTCTGTCCAGGTGTCACTCACGCACGGCTGGGATACCGATGATGTACCGGACGTTGCGGCGATAATCCTCTCAGTTGCCAAGCGCGCACGCACCAATCCCGGCGCGATCTCATCCCAGAGCGTCAACGGCGCCTCAGTCAACTTCGCAACCTCAAGCGGCGTGCCTTTAGGGGTGCCGCTCATGCAGGCCGAGATGGACGCCCTTGCCCCGTACCGTCTGGGGGCAAGGCCATGAGCACCGCAGCGGACTTCATCGGATCGTCAGATCTCCAGATGGGCTCGCTCACGACCCTCACAAGAAAGCGCGCGACAAAAAAGGAAGACCCGTACAACCCCGATAGCACAACCGATGACTGGAGCAGCCCCGACGTCCTTTCCTTCAGCGGATACGTCTCCTCGCAGACATCCACTGAGCAGACCGACGCAGTGCGCGCCCAGCTCATCACGACCGTGCAGATCATCGTGCCAGACCCGGTGGCAGACATCAAAAGGGGCGACCGGATAAGCGACGGGACGCACAGCTGGTCTGTCACCGGAATCCCGGCAAGCGACATCAACCCGTTTTCAGGATGGCAGCCGACGCTTGTCGTAGATGTCGAGGAGGTGGATGGATAGTGGCCAAGAAGGTGACCGTCGACTTTAATCAGACCTATTTTGACAACATCTTGCGCTCTGCAGGTATTGAGGCGCTCTGTAGATCCAAGGCCGAAGACGCTCTTGCCATAGCCAGATCGACGGCCCCGGTAGACACCGGGGCATACCGTGACGGACTTGAGATCGAGAAGGTGTCCCATAGGTACCGCGACACCTACGAGGTGGTGGGCCATGACAAGAAGACGCTGATCATTGAATCAAAGACCGGAAACCTAGCCCGCGCGCTCAAGGCGGTGAAAAAGACATGATCACACCGCCTGACATGGAGCTCTGGGCGACCCGGTACCTACGGGGCTGCCTCACATCGCTTGGCTACGACATCGAGGTCTCGAACAAGGAGCCGGAAAGTCTCTCTGCGGCGGATATGACGCGGCCTCTGGTCGTCATCCGTGATGACTCGGGGCCCCAGGAGAGCGCCGTCACCTACGACCGATCCCTCGGCATATCGGTGCTCTGGGGCAGCCGCCAAGACGACAAGGAGACAGGAGATGTCGCCCGCCTCATCATGGCCCTCATGGCAGACGACGGGATAGCGGAGGCGCAAGGCTCTCCTGTCGCATCAGTCGAGCATGACGGGTGCAACGGCCCCTACAGCGTCTCCGAGCAGCAGGACCTGCACCGCAAGTACATGACGGTCGAGTACACGATCGTCGGGATAATCAGCTAAGGAGAACATATGTCAGCAGACACTAACGGCAACGACCTCTCGCTTGTGGCGGTGCCCATTACTGGTTTCATCGCCGTGCAGATGTCCGGGACGCCAGCCTATGTCGAGTCGGCAGCAGGGGGACTCACGCCTCTTGTCCTGCCTACAGGATATAAGAAGGTGGGGCTCCTCACAGATGACGGCGCCCCTCAGGACGACTCTGACTCAGACGACGACATCGAGCTCTGGCAGAAGGGCTATAAGCTCCGCGGCAACGTCACGAGCCGCACGCTGGAGATCACCACAGCCGAGCTCAACGACACGGTCCGCGAGCTCACTAACGGGGTTGCGCCGGACGCCAACGGCATGACCGTCGTCGACCAGGGAAACGAGAACCAGTTCCCACTATTCGAGTATGTGAAATACAAGAACGGCATGAGCCTGCGCCGCAACGGCCTTGCCCAAATATCCACCGTCAAGCCCGCCCAGCAGACCCGAGGTGACGTCGCGGGCTATGACATCACCTTCGAATGGATCAGCGACGAGACCGTCGGCGGCTTCTACCGCGAGTGGGTCGTCAACCCAACTTCCAGCGCTGTCTCCTCGCTTGCCATCGCGGCCTCTGACGGCAGCTCCGCCCCGACATCGGTCGCCGTAGGATCAACGGTCGCCCTTAAGGCGGTCGCCACACTGGCAGATAGCACGACAACTGACGTATCTGCCACATGGGCCTCAAGTGACGCTGCGAAGGCGACTGTCGCAGATGGCACTGTGACCGGCGTCTCCGCCGGTACGGCCACGATCACGGCGTCCTATGCCGGCGTGTCCGCGTCGCTTTCCATAACAGTAACGGGGGCATAGCCCATGGTAGAAAAGAAAACAGAGACGCTTGACTTCGACGCGCTGCTTGAAAACTACGACGAGGAACAAGCGCTCAAGACTCTCTCATCCGCTCTCGAACCGAACGTCATCGTCGTTGAAGGAGACGCGGTGGCGAAGTTTCCGGACGGCAGCATCTACCGACTGCCCCTCACCTTCTCGATCGACGACGCAGACGCACTCAAGGAGATCGACGGTGACGACGCCGTCGAGCAGATGAGGAAGCTCTTCTCCAGGCTCTGCGGGGAGGCCGCGTCAAAGGCCCTCATGGCAGAGCCCTTCCAGTCCGTGAGCGCCTTCGCCAACCGTTACTTCGAGCTATTCCAAAAAGTGAACCAGGCGTCGCTGGGGGAATCCTAGGCGTCGCTGCGTTAGTCACATCGCATCGCCAGGCAGCGACGCGTACATTCCGCGAGACGTTCGGGGCCTCTGTGTCGGCAATCGGCACAGGGGCCCTTTCATGGGGCGAGGCGAGAGATCTCGTGATATCGGCTGCGGCAGACCCGTCCACCGCCCTTGGGGCCGAGCTCGCCGGGTGGTCATATCCGGCCAGCGTCCCGCAGATCGCGCAGGTGATCGTATCTGCGGCACAGCTTGGCCGCAAAGGCTCGAAGGCCGCCGGGAAGCTCATGCCGTGGGCGCTGGGGGCTAAGCGCAGGGAGACCCCGACGCCCAAAGAGATCGCAAAGGCACAAAAGGAAATCGATGAAGAGGTGATCTTCACATGAGCAGCGAGGTAGGCTCCGCCCACATTTCCATCTTCCCGACAATGACAGGATTTAAGGCCGCTGTTTCCAAAGGCGTCTCGCAGAGCGCCTCGGGCGCTTCCTCATCCTTTTCAGCTGGGTTCAAGGGGGTGGCGGAAGGTGTGGGCGCAAAGCTCGGGGCCAAGCTGAAGTCCGCCTTCTCGACCTCGTCGGCAGGCCTTGCCAGCTCCACGACAGGGCAGCTCGAGTCCTCCATCGCCTCAGCGGCCGGCGCACTCTCGTCTGCCCGCCTCAAGGCTCAGTCCGCTGATAGTGCCGTAGCCACAGCCGAGGCGCGCTACCAGGAGACGCTAAGCAAGTACGGATCTACCGCCTCGCAGACGATAGCCGCCGAAGGACGCCTCGAATCCGCACGCTCCAAGCAGCAGATCACGACAGAGAACGTCGAGATGGCCTCGGCCAAGCTCGAGGATGCCCAGCGTAGCCTCGCGAAGACGCAGTCCAATGTATCAACAGCTACAACCGGCGTCTCAAGCGGGCTTTCCCAGATGGCCCAAAACCTTAAGGCGGGGTTTTCCTCAGCCGAGCAGGCCCAGAGCGCGACGACTGGTCTCGCCGGTTCTGTGGCCGGCCTTCTTCGAGCCTTCGCCGACACGACCGGCATCACGGCTCTCGCCTCCAAGATAGCAGGCTTCGCATCGTCGGCGACAGGTGCCGTCGCGGGCGTCGCCTCAGCCATCGGGACAAAGCTATCAGGCGTCGCGTCGAGTGTGGGCGGCGTCTTTTCGACCATCGGCGGAAAAATAAGTTCTGCGCTGTCTCCTGTGACCAGTGTCGTGTCCTCTGCGTTTGGCAATGCCTCCTCGCTCGCTCAAAGTGCCGTGTCTGCGATATCGACGCACTTCGCGCCCCTTGCCTCCGCCTGGTCTAACATCATGTCCTCGATCTCCTCGAAGGCCTCGGAGGCTTTCAGCGGCCTTGCCAGCAAGGTTGGGGGCGCGCTCGGCTCCCTCAGCAGCACAGTGTCAAGTAAGCTTGGGAGCGTCGCGTCCGGTATATCCAGCGCGATAGGCCCTGCGATAGGTGTCGCCGCCAAGGGGGTCGCCGCCTTAGGCGCCGGCATCGTCGCTCTAGGCGGCGTGGCCCTGTCCTCCTATGCGGACTACGAGCAGCTCGTCGGTGGCGTGGACACGCTTTTCGGCTCCGCATCGGCGAAAGTGCAGCAGTATGCGGCAAGCGCCTACCAGACGTCTGGGCTTTCCGCCAACGACTACATGACGCAGATAACGAGTTTTTCGGCCTCGCTTGTCTCGTCCCTTAACGGGGACACCTCGGCCGCCGCCGAGGTCGGCAACACGGCCATGGTCGACATGTCCGACAACGTCAACAAATTTGGCAGCAACATCTCGGACGTGCAGAACGCCTACCAGGGGTTCGCCAAGAACAACTACACCATGCTCGACAACCTGAAGCTCGGATATGCCGGAAGCCAGGAGGGCATGGAGTCCCTGCTCGCAGACGCGGAGAAGATCACAGGCCAGCACTACGAGCTGGGAAACTTCGCCGACATGGTCGAGGCTATCCATGCCGTGCAGACCCAGATGGGAATCACCGGCACGACCGCCGAGGAGGCGGCGAGCACGATCAGCGGCTCTGTGGCGATGGCGAAGGCATCCTGGTCAAACTGGCTGACGGGCCTCGGGGACGAGAACGCCGACATGGGGGCACTGACCGACCAACTCATACAGTCCGTGCAGTCCGTCGCCTCAAACATCGGGCCGCGCATAGCGCAGATCATGTCCTCTGTAGTGAGCGCCCTGCCAGACCTCATAAACCAGGCGGTCTCCATGGTAGGGCAGCTTGTGACGACGTTGGGGCCTTCGCTTCTCCAGGCGATCACAGTCGTCGTCCAGCAGGTGCCGGCTCTGATAGCACAGGTGGCCACAGCCATATCGACATCGTTTGGCGCGATCGATCCTACGACGATAGCCGCGGGCGCGCAGCAGTTCATGACCTCCCTCATCCAGGGGCTCACGACTGCCGTCCCGATCCTTCTGCCGATCATCCTGCAGGTGGGACTTGAGGTCATCACCGGCATCGTGCAGTCTCTCGCCCAGAACGCCGACCAGGTCGTGCAGGGCTTCGTGACGCTTTTGGAGGGCATCAACCAGGCTGTCGCCCCGGTGCTTCCGGTCCTTGCGGTGGCGATCGGCCAGCTCATCATATCGCTGGTGGCAGCTCTCATCACGCACCTTCCGGAGATCCTTGCGGCCGGCTTGCAGCTGTTTATGATGCTCGTCCAGGCTGTCGCCGATATCCTAGGGCAGCTGCTGGCCGCCCTCGGTAGCTTGATCGTCTCTGCGGTTGGTTCGGTAATTGGCGGAGCGGCCAGCATGCTCTCGGCAGGCTGGCAGTTCTTCGTAACACTCGTGGACTCCGTCGGTAATGTCCTCGGCAGTCTCCTCAGTGCATTGGGAGGACTCATAGGCTCTGCCGTTGGCGCAATCTTCGGTGGTGTCGGGTCTATGTTCTCGGCCGGCTTGGCATTCCTAGGAGGGATGCTCTCAGGGGCCAACGCAAAGGCAGGAGAGCTTCTCAGCTGGGTATCTGGCATCCCCGGAATGGTTCTCGGTGCGCTTGGTAATGTGGGCGGAATCCTTATGGATGCCGGCAAAAACATCATAAACGGGTTTCTTGACGGGCTTAAGTCTGCCTGGAGTGGTGTTACCGATTTTGTTGGAGGAATAGCAGACTGGATAGCTCAGCACAAAGGGCCCATCAGCTACGACGCGAAGCTCTTGATTCCTCACGGCAAAGCCATCATGGCAAGCCTTTCTGAAGGCATAACGACAGGCTTTTCCAAGGTAGAGACCGTCGTAGATAACGTGGCCCCGGCTATAGAGGATGCCATGGGTACGGTGAGCGTCCCTGTAGATATTGAGACAACCGCGACCAAGACGGCGCTCGCCGCCTCATCTGCAGCGCAAGCCGCAGCAGCGAAGCTAACGGATTCGTTCGCCAATCGTGGCGAGTCTCCAATCGATTCGGGCGCTTCTTCGTCAGATGAATACAAATCAGAGCTGCTCTCGGTGCTCAGAGATCTCAGAGATAACGGAGTCTCAGCGAATATCGACGGGAAGAGGGCGTCAAAAATACTGACTCCATATGTTGACCGGTATCTATATGCTCAGCAGTCGGCGCGTTAAGGGGCGATGATGATCTATCAATTGGCCATTAATGGGGTATATACATACGACGACCTTGGGATGCTGCTCACCGCAGGCACCGAGCTCGATCCTCCGTCACCTAAAACCTATACGGTTGACGTGCCAGGCTCAGACGGCGTGATCGACCTCACAGAGTTTGCAGGGGATGTCACCTACAATCAGCGCTCTCAGAAGTTCGCTTTTGCGCTGCGAGATTCATCCACTGAGGGTTTTGAACAGACAAAGACCAAGATCTCGCGGCTTTTCCATGGCCGCAAGCTGCCTTTTACGCTCTCATGGGACCAAGGCTGGACATATAACGGCAGATGGTCAATAGACTCTTATGACACATTGCGCACAGGCGGCACAATAGTCCTTACCGTCACCGCCGATCCATATAAGACTCTAGAGGGCTCGCCTCTCACGTGGCTCATCAACGGTGCGGGTGGAGTCGAACTGACGCTGCCGGTAGGTCGCAGGCGCGTGTGCCCCACGATAGAGGTGCAGCGAGAGAGTCTCGTGACGCATAACGGGGAGAGCTGGACGCTTGAGCCCGGCGCGTCTAAGATCCGCGACCTGTGGCTTGAGTGGGGCGACAACGACCTGCTCATCGACACATACCCGGGATACGGCAACGCCGTGTGGTCAGATGTCGCTGGGACAGACGCCTCGGCTGTCTGGGCATCCATTAAAGACAAGAGATGGAGCGCGGCCGCGGCGGGAGACTCTCCTTTGCAGGTGCCCGACACGTGGGAAAACCATGCCGGCGAGACATGGGGCTCTCTTGGGGCCAAGCGCTGGGTCGAGATGGCACATGGGGCCACATCAGGAGACGAGTACTCAGCCTATGTGCAATACGACTACCAAGACCTATAGACCATAGCCAATTAAATGTTGAGGAGATCACCATGTCATCCACGACGAGCACCATGAAACTGACGAAGCCCGATGTAAACGACAAAGTGTCCGATACCATCAGTGCTCTGGCCGCCAACTTCGACATAATCGATAAGCTGTACCCTGTCGGCTCAATCTACATGTCCACTAAATCCACCAACCCATCTTCATTTATCGGCGGCACCTGGACAGCCATAACGGGGCGCTTTCTTGTCGGGGCCGGCACGAGCTTCCCCGCAGGCTCTACTGGCGGTCAGACAGACATGGGCATACACCCGTCTAAAGACGAGGACGGGGGATCTAACGGCCTCGTTGCTGGAGGTGCTGCCTTCCCAGGTCGAGTGATGGTCACATCGAGCTCATACTCAGGTAAGATTCTGCCGCCCTACAAGGCGGTCTACATGTGGGAGCGCACAGCATAGGAGGTGACGGCTTGTGTATCTCATCACCTACGACGGCGAGGTGCTCCATGACCCGAGGGACGTCTCTGCCCGTGTGACGGACGCGACCTGCGACCTTGAGGCCAACACCTCCGGCACGCTCAAGTTCACGATGCCGGCTGACCATCCGCTTTACGGAAGCCTGGCTGCCATGTCTGCAGATCATGAGGTGGTCCTTTCACAGGCAGATCAGGACGGCACGGTGCTGCTCGAGCTCTTTCGCGGGCGGGTGACGGATGCCGGCGAGGACATGAAGCTTGAGCGTGAGATCACCTGCGAAGGCTGCCTTGCCTACCTCGCGGACTCTATCGTCAGGCCGTACGGCACCTATGAGGACACCACCGACGAGACACCGGGGTGGACAACCATCGCTCCCGGAACCGCACGCGGCTATGCCGAGTGGCTCATCGAGCAACACAACAGGCAGGTAGACGGCTCCAAATACTTCAAGATAGGCAAAGACGAGCTCGATGACACCTCTGTCACGCGCTCCTCAACTGAGTATCCAGACACCCTATCTGAACTCAAAGACAAGGTGCTCACGGCCTTTGGCTGCTATGCGCGCACCTATGTGCAGGACGGTGTCCACTATATTGACTTCCTTTCTGAGGGAGGCCCCGACGCCGCACAAAGGATAGAGTTCGGCGAGAACCTCACCGACTACGCCACGACGCGCACGGTCTCCGACGTCTATACGGCGATCATCCCGATCGGCAAAAGCGCAGCTGAGAGCTCTGACAGCAGCTCTACTTCGTTCGGGGTAGACGAGTACAGCGAAGGCCCTATATCGGGCTACGATGGGATGTCCAAGGTGGGGGACCGCATACAGTATGACGCGGGAGTCATGAAGTATGGGCTCATCGAAAAGAAGGTCTCCTACGATAGCGCAAGCACGCTGCAAGGTCTCGTGAACGCAGCATGCGCCGACCTCTCCTCGGCCTCCTCTGTCGTGGAGTCACTGTCGATCTCAGCTGTGGACCTCTCGCACATCGACAGCAGCTTGAGGCCGATAGGGCTCCTTGACTGGGTGCGGGTCACCTCACGCCCTCACGACGTCGACAGCTACATCCTCTGTCTCAAGATATCTATCGATATCAACGACCCGACGCAGACGAGCTACACACTCGGCGCCACGCTGCCGACCCTTACGAACTCGAATGTGATCCGCGAACGCGAGCAACGGCAACAGATCGCCAGCGTCATCGAGTCGGTAAAGCCCGTAGACGCAGCCGCGAAGGCTGCGGCGGCGGCAGCGGCCACCGCACAGACGACAGCCGACAGTAAAAGGCGCGTCTTCACTGAGCAGCCGACGCCTCCCTACGATGTCGGGGACCTCTGGACAGATACTGCAACAGGAATTACTTATGTCTGCATTGCCGCGAAGGAGGAGTGAGCATGCCTTTTGACCAGAACGACTGGGCCGCTGCTGCCGCCAGCGCGTCTGATCTTGCAGAAGTCAAAACGACAGCAAAGACCAAAGTCAAGACCTATGCCCAAGATAGCGCCCCTACCGCCGAGGCCGTGGGAGACCTCTGGATGGACACAGACAACGGGGACGCCCTGTATCGCTGGGATGGCGAAAACTGGGTCAACGTGCAAGACGGAAGCATCGCAGAGGCCAAGAAGGCAGCTGATGAGGCTATGCAGACCGCCAAAGACGCCGCCACGATCACCATCACCTCCACGCACGGCCTGGTCTTCAAGGACTCGGCGATCTCGACCACGCTCATGGTCGTCGTCTTTCAGCCGGGAGGCGGACGTATCGAGGATCAGGATGCCCTCACGGCCGCCTTCGGAAGCTCCGCCCGCATCGAGTGGCGGTGGAGGCGAGACGACGCCGACGAGTGGTCCACGGTCCTCTCTTCTGATGAGCGCCTCACAGATGACGGCTTCTCGTTTACCGTCTCGCCCGCAGATGTGAACGACCGCACCAGCTTCGAGGCGTCGGTCGTGGTCGGCTAATCATAGACAAGGAGCAATTATGGCAACAAAGGCAGTAGGTCAGGTAGATGTCGTAGACGTCACCGACGCGTATTCGGTCATCCTAACCTCCGAGGCACATACCTTCCCTGGGACGACCAGCGCGGCCAAGGCCGGAAGCACCACGACCCAGGTGATCGCCATGCAGGGAGGCACGCAGGTCGCGGCCTCCGTCACGCTCTCGGAGGTCACGGCCCCGACAGGCGTCACCGTCACCAAGGACACCGACGCCACAGCACCCACGCTCACGATCGCCGTGTCCACAGCGGTGACCTCGGCCGGCACCGTGACGATCCCGGTGCATATCGGCTCAGACATCACGATAGACAAGACCTTCAGCTTCGCTGTCGCCTTCACCGGCGGCACCGGGAAAGGCATATCCTCCACGACGGTTGAGTATCAGGCGGCCTCTTCAGGCACGACCGTGCCGACGGGGACCTGGTCCACGTCCATCCCATCGGTGGCCGAAAACCAGTACCTATGGACGCGTACAACCATAGCTTATACCTCCGGTGATCCCTCAGTCTCATACTCGGTGGGCAAGATGGGAGCTAAAGGAGACACAGGTAGCGCAGGAAAAGGAATAGCCTCCACGACCGTGACCTATCAGGCCTCAAGCTCGGGCACGACCGTGCCCACCGGCACATGGAGCAGCTCGGTCCCCGCAGTGAGCAAGGGCCAGTACCTGTGGACCAAGACGGTGACGACCTATACCTCAGGCGACCCCACAACCTCATACTCGGTCGGCTATGCCGGGACGAACGGCACAGACGGGACCGACGCCCTCACCTTGGTGGTCACCTCGAGCAACGGCACGATCTTCAAGAACTCGGCGATCTCGACAGTGCTTACCGCTCACGTCTACAAGGGTGGCGTCGAGGTGACAGGAAGCGCGCTCACCGCCCTCGGAACCATCAAGTGGTACATGGACGGCTCATCTACCGCCACGGCCACAGGCTCCACCTTCACGATCGACGCGGGGGACGTGACCGGCAAGGCAACCTATGTCGCACAACTGGAGGGATAGCCTATGGCTGTAAAGGCCTCATACTCCATCACCATTGCATCGATCAATGATGTCACCTCAACATCGCGCTACTACCTGCTGCAGTCCTCAACGCTCGCGGCACCGTCTAAGCCCACGGCAAGCCCACCCGGCGGATCATGGCAGACGACTGAGCCGACATATACTGAGGGAAGCACCAACAGTTTATATTTTACTGATGAGACGATCTTCAGCGACAGCACATTTGCGTACTCAGAAGTGAGCCTTTCAACGAGCTATGAGGCTGCAAAGGCCGCCTACAACAAGGCGGTGGCTGCCAACAAGCTTGCCACGGCGATAAATAACTACTTCAGTGCTGACAGCGCGGGGGCGCACGTCGGCACAGTTGAGGGAAACCCTAACAGCGGGCTTAACCTGCTGCTTGCGGCGGCTAAGATCGCACTGAGGTCAGCGGCGACAGAGCTTGCCACCTTCGCCGCCGATCTCATTGAGCTTGGCAAGAACAGCTCCACGGCGATCATCAAATTCTGCGCGGGTAACGGTGAGATTGGCTCGGTGAAAAGCCAACTGCACCTCTCCGGTACAAAGGGAGCCTATCTTGCGAGGCAGACCGACATCGACAACGGTAATGATTTTGGTGTCGGGCTTGTAGATGATAGCGGGTCTGCTAAAGCCATCATTGAGGCTGCGAAGTTTCAGGTGGCTGGCCAGAGCCTCACATCGGCACAGATGGCGACAGCGCTTGTGCCGAAGGTGCTCTACAGCGGGTCTACCACAGGAACCGTCACTCTTTCTGAGACGGCAGCAAGCTTCTCGAAGCTGATCATCTACGGCAAGTACGATACTTTTTACACTAGTACGACCGTTTATTCCCCCAACGGCAAAAGCGGATGCCTGGAATTTTTCATCCCAAATGCCGGACCTGCCACAATGGTTTATATCAAGAGCAGGACGTTCGGGATAAACGGCACACAGATCACAAATGGTGCTTGGACTGCAATGTGGCTTAACGCGTCAACGAACCACTTTGACTCGGTAAGCGCGCCAGAGATCAGCATCGTCCGTGTCGAGGGCATCCGCTAACGCCCAATACTCGGCAATCTTGTATATGCCAAGGCCCATGCTGTGGGCCTTTTTTCATGCCGAAAACGGCGTTACCAGCCCTACATGATCGTACTTGTCGATGGGAGGTGATTATGGATTGGGCAAGCATCATTTCATCAGTAATCCAGTCGGTTCTAGTCGCCATTCTTGCGGCATCCACCCCAAAAATTATCAAGGAAGTAAAAAATATCGCGTCGATAAAGCCAACGCTTGCCTCTCTCAATAGCGGCTTCACATCCGTAAACAGCAAATTAGACAGTCTTACCCAGCGCGTAGACGACGAGTCAAAACAGAGGGAGGCACATGACCGCCTCGATGACTCAGCGGCCGTCTTCAGCATGCGCGACCACCTGCTAGCAGAACACGACCGCATCGTCACTAAGGGATGGGCCGGCTACACGGAGCGTACCTCATGGCATGACGCCTATGCGATCTACGAGGCCCTCGTCGAGACGTCAGGCCAGACAAACGGCGTCATGGGCAACTACGCAGAGGACATAGACGAGCTACCGACATCAAAACCAGCAGCATAGGAGATTCATTATGGCAGACACACAAACGAACACGACGGCTACGGTCACAGACGATGCATCCGGCATCAGCGAGGCGGCCAAGGTTTATTTCATCCCCGATCGAGTATATGACGTGATGAAATGGCTAGCGGCCCTATTCCTTCCGGCCCTTGCTGTCTTTATCACCACAATCGGGGCAGCTGTCGGATGGTATGACGCGCCAATTGTCGCGACCATAGTAACTGCTTCCGCAGCATTTCTCGGCACGCTCTGTGGAGTGTCCACGCTCACCGCAAAGGATGGTGAGTAGTAGCTTTATGAAAAGACATAAATTAGCCGCCGTCAGCGCAGGCCTCATGCTCGGAGCCGCCCTGGCTGTAGGGCTACCGACCTCAGCGGCGGCCTACACGCAGTACAAAGACATCGTCTCCACCGGGCACGGCTCACTTGACGCAAGCTATCTCGTGATACACGACACCGACGACTACGGGGCCACCGCCTCTCAGCTCATGAGCTACTGGAGGTCTGGCAACACGCCCTACGTCGTGCACTACACGATGGATGTAGATGGCTCTGTGGTCTATCAGGCGATGGAAGAGGATCGCAAGGCTTGGCAGGTGGGCTACGGCAACCCTTACGTAATCGGCATCGAGCTCTGCTATGCCACCAATCAGGCTGACTTCGATGCCCAATGGGAGGCGGCCACTCAGTGGGCGGCCGACTTCCTCAAGTCCCACGGCTGGGGCATCGACCGCATGATCTCGCACCACATGGCATCTGAGCGCTGGGGTGGGTCTGACCACACCGACCCCGACGGCTACTTCGAGACCTATGGCAAGAGTTGGGGCGAGTTCGTCTCTGATGTGTCGGCCAAGCTCGGCAGCAGTACAGGTATTGCCACGTCTGATACCTCTACCGCTGAGGTGGCTGCACCTGCCACGGCGTACACCAACGGCGGCAGCGGTACAACGCTTAGATTTGACGGCGGGACCTACACCTGTACGGTCGACGCGCTCAACATTCGCACGTCGCCGGGCGGTACAATCGTCGGGCAATACACCAAAGGACAGACGGTCGATCTCGATAGCTACTGCATCAAGCAGGACGGCTATATCTGGGGCAAGTACACCGCCTACTCTGGCAATGTGCGCTACGTCTGCGTAGGTCGTGCGACTGGCGGCGTTGCTTCAGATGACTACCTTGTCAAGGCTGATGCTACCTCTACGTCCGCTACATCAGACACATACAGCGCAGGCACCTACCGCTTTACGTCGGCTACCAACATCCACACCGGAGCCGGTACCGAATACTCTCGCGTTGGTACCTACAGCGCAGGCGCTACCGTTAACATCGACTCAGTAGTATGGTCTGGCGGTCGTCCGTGGGGCAGGTACACATCCTACAGCGGGCATACGCGCTATGTATGCCTATCATGGGCCGATCAGGCCTAGCCATGGCCCGCATCTGCCGGGTATACCTCAGCGGCGGAACAATCGAGTAAATACAACCCCCCGGCTTAGGCCGGGGGGCTTTTTTATTAGCTACATTTTCGGGGGCCCTAAAGTCGTTTTTCGGGGGCCTCATTTCTCAACCTTCCTGACCTGGCTCTTCTCATACCAAAGACCCCCAGTTAAATGGCTTGTTGTAAGGCGATTTAAGGCCCGCAAAATGAGCAAGTGGGCTAGTAGTCGCGGGAATCCTCGTTTTCGTCCGGGACAATCCGGACATGGTATCCTCTGCGCTCAAGCTCGTGTGCGACAAGTCGAGCATTGGCTCGTGCCATGTCGTCGTGGATGTGATAGGGAATTGCGATCGTGTCAGGCTTGACGCCACGCTCGGAAGTAGTACTTAAAACTTTGCGAACTGCGAACCCACAGGTTTCGAGCTGTCGGGCGCGCGCCTGCTCAAGCGTCTCCCATGCATCATCTGGGATGTATGCCCCCGGAGTCTCCCATCGCCGCACAGTTCGAGGGTTGACGGCTACTCTATGGGCAAGACCAGTCTGTGACATACCGACAATTTCACGTAATTCTTTGAATCTGGCGTAGTTGCGCAAGGGCGCTTGGCTCTGTGCCGCGTCAAGCGCCGACTCTCCCGTGCTCTCAGGCATTGTCTCTTCTCTCTCCGGGTTTTCGCTTACAGCAATTTTTCTATTTATCGTAAATTTTTTTCACATTGTTTAAGTCGTCTACCAGTATTTTTTCGTCAGACGCTCCGACTTTTACGAAATCGGCGACATGCGTCCATGGCGCCATGTTGCGCCATATGTAGCGAGAGTACGCTCTCAGATTATAATGTCTGCCGCATAGATCGAATTCGACCCTGTAAGATGCCCTAATGTCTACCGGAGCGCAGCTATACAATGCCGTGTTAGAATAATCTTTCGAAGCGTCCCATGCCATTTTCTTAGTCATTTCGCTCACCCTTTCCGGTGGTCGAGGACCTTGTGCCCTCGTTTCGACTAGACACATCATAGCACAATGCCCTAATCTAGGACATGAGAATTTATAATAATTGTGAGCGGTAGAATTTTAGCGGTAAAGTGCTGCTACAAAATCCCAGTTAAACGGCTTGTTGTAAGCCCAATAGAGGCCCGGTCTCAACCCATGTGGGCTAGTAGTCGCGGGATATCGCAAAACCGAAGAGGGTAAGACGGGCGCAAACGTAGTCGATAGGCAGAAGAAGGAATGACTGCCGACTAAGCCGCCTAATCTACTACCACAGCTGCTTTGGGCCAAGAGTATATTATGCCGCATGGTTTAGCTGGAAGCCTACGCGGAGGTCCTATAAATGAGAGTCATTCTGAGAGTGCCATATTTTTTATGACGTTTCCGATTTTCGTATTGCAGTCAATGGTGATGCGCAGTCTCTCTTTAGTGTCTACTTTCTCAAGCGTGATAGCCGCCGGTGAGCTCACCTCAACCTCTTCGTCATATGACACTGAGTGTTCATGCGTTTTCCCTTTTGACTTTTTGTTACCGGTACCAACACCTGCACCGATAGCAGTACCTATACCAGGCGCGAGCATGGTTCCAACCGCGGCACCGAGCAACCTCCCAGTACGCTTTGATCTCCCGCGGGTCGTTCCTTTGGTGTCTGTATGGGTAATAGTCTTATAGCTCGGTCCATCCCACTCAAAATCAATGAGTTTATAAAATACATCGGGCTCTTTATCAAAATAAATGAGTCCATCTGCTTGTTGGCGCATCGTTGTTCTGCCTAGAGTAGTCGGGACGAACTTCTTACCTGATGTAACATGAATACCTGTAGAGAGTTCTTGCTTATGCTTTTTGCGCAAGGCTGCCTTTTTACTGGTTTTTGCCTTACTGCCTTCAGTTGCAGATTTAAAATGGTCCCCCATTATTTATCCCTTCAATGTTTTTTAGCAGCTATCTGAACTTAATATCAACATAGTAGACATTTACGCTTATATCGCCTTGTCAATTACAGCAGCGGCACGTTTTTTCGCATCGGGGTCCGCGCTCGCGTATACGTTGAGCGTCATAGCAGCGTTAGCATGCCCGAGGATTGAGCTCACGGTCTTAACGTCGACTCCTGCAGCGATAGCAGCTGTCGCAAAGGTATGTCGGAGATCGTGAAAGGTGCAGATACGGCCTTCGGTGCCAATCAATGACATACCCTTGCTCAGTGCGTGCCAGTTACGGCTTAGGATCGTCGGGTTGAGATAGTCCCCGTAGATTGACCCTACGACGTAGAAGCTAGGTTCCCACCTCACCCCGTGGTTCGATGCGTCCTTCTGCTGTGACGTCTTCCACACTTGGAGATGAGACGATAAGGCATCACCAAGTGGGATATCCCTGACATGCCCCGTCTTAGGCTCCTTGACGTATGTCCCGTGCGTGCTGTGGCCCACGGAGCGGCGTATCCACAACTGCGAGAATCCAGCATCCACATCCTCCCATCTCAGGCCGCATACCTCGCCCTCGCGCATGCCACCATATGTGGCGAGTCTTACGGCCACCGTCAGGGCTGAGTCTCCCATTCCATCGATGGTGGCGATGAGACGTGCCCTCTCGCGCACGTCAAGCGCATTAGGGCGTGCTGACGGTCGCTTAGGTGGTTTCACTGCGGAAACTGGGTTGGATTCAAGGTCGCCCACCTCTACCGCATGGAAGCATATCTCTTTGAGCAGACGGTGCGCCTTGCCCACGCTGGCAGGGGAGAGTCCGGATTGCAGAAGCTGGGCTTCTCCACGCTGCACCACTTGCGTCGTGACATCATCGAGGTACATGTCTTTGAGCATGGTACGAATCATTCTCATTGTGTGCCGATAGTCAAGGACTGTGGACGGTTCGACCATCCGAGATGATTCCAGATGGTCGATGAACTCGCTAGCATATTCGACGGCTATTCTTCCGCTTTGTACCTTTTCGTCCTCGGTGGATTCCATCTCGGAACGCCATTCGGAAAGCTCTCTTTTTGCCGCTGTCTTTGTCGCAGAGTCAAGCATCTTGGTCTTGTGCCGCCACGTCTTGTCATCTTTCCAAGTGAGGATTCCTTGGAACCTTTTCCCACGCTTGGCTAGGTAGGCAGACTGATATTTCATCGACGTTCCTCCCATGCACAAAACCATGCACAAAGAAATGCACAAAATCTGGCTGGTTCCATGAAACACGCTAACTGCGCTTACTTTTTGTTGCTACTTATTTATAGCTCTTGTACTGCGTGAATGCAACAAATTAGTTATCGTGGAATCACGAGAGATTGCATAATGTGCGGCCTGAAAATCCCCGTGTCAGGGGTTCGATTCCCTTCCCCGCCACCAGAAAATACGAGGTCAGGACATACAAAGTCCTGACCTCTTTCTTTTATGCACAAAGGCTTGCACAAACCATGCACAAAATAGTAAAAATAATCACCATTAGCCGAAGCTTTGAGATCCAAGAATATATTTATAGGTCTATAGAACTAATGTTCTGTTGTGTCATAAATGGCGGCAAAATCGCTGAGCGACATGCCAAGGGCGTCACATATCTCTTTCGCACGGGAGAACTTGGGGTCAACAATGGTTCCATTGAGCAACATGGTCACATATGCGCTTGAGAAGCCACCACGTGTTTCGAACTCCTGGCGAGTCATGCCATTGACTGCCAGTGCTTTTACAACTGCTTCTGAAAAACTCATGGGATCATCTCCATGATCTAACTCTTAATAAGGGCATTTAGATTAAGCCTACTTAGCATTTTTTGCAACTTTTTTGTTGACAGAACAGCTAAGCGCGCTTAGCATACTTATTGAGCTAAGGCGGCTTAGCGAAAGGGGGGTCAAATGGAAACACTCGAAGGCCGTGTTGGTGCCTACCTTGCCCAAAATCATGTGAAGAAGCATGAGCTCGCTGACGAGATGGGTGTATCAGTTGTCACACTTAGTCGTAAAACGAGCGGACGCACCGAATTACTTTTTAGCGAAGCCAGGAAGCTCTCAGAAATTCTTGGCATTGACTTAGACGAGTTGTATTCACTTACAACTCATGATCGAGCACGTTAAGTCAGCCCTCATATTTGATGAGCTTATGGGCGTACAGACAAAACCAAAACTCATTGACTAAGTACCACCCCCGATGCGTCGGGGCTGAACAGTCAGATAGGCAACGTGGACACGAACGCAACAAGAAGGGAGGTTCACATGAGCAAGAAGGTAGCAAACATCACTTTGCATCCTGTCATCAAGAACAAGGAAGACATCATTCGTCACATCTCCGAGATATTCAACAACGCCGTGGCGCAGATTGACAACCTCGATATCGATGTGGAGGTTCTCACCGAACCTGCGGACGCATCTCAAGACCGCACGAAGGACAGATAAATTGCGGGCATGTGTACTCTATATCCTCTTGTGCCAGATTCACCTTCTTTAACAGTTCATCCGTTCTCTGTGGATTCACAACAAGTCTGACTTTTGACTTAGGCATACGCATCAACTCCAACGAATAGCGCCGCGTCATGCCCACGCCACCCACTTACGAATCGTAATACCCCCGATGCGTCGGGGTCCCTTGACAACCGAATGAGACGCAATGGGAACTAGGAGCTGATCTAATGAACAAAGCCGTAGCAAAACATTTATCGAGGTCAATCCTGAGATACATGGCCTTGATTAGATGCGAGAACTCGTAAGTAAAGCGGACTCACTCTTTGATGAGCTTGAACAGGCGCTCCAAAAGATCGAGGACGCTGAGGTGACTATTTCAGCTGTCCCTTCTCCACGTGAATATGAAAGCCGCACTTAGGACAGATATTGTCACCACTCTTGATGGTGATCTTCGTGCCGCAGCCTGGGCACTTGTACTCGACGCCCTTGGTATCCACGACTTGGTCGAAAGCACTCTGCAATGTGCGATTCAAGGCATCTTTATTGATCTTAACTTTAACTTTGACCTTGTTAGACATAAGTGCCTCTTTTCACCCACTGCGCCTCATTCGATTGTCAAGGATAAAAACGGCCCGCACCTGGGCAAACAGGTACAGGCCAAAGAAAAGGTATCACAATAAAAGGATAGCACCATGGACGAA